AAGAAAATCATCAAACATGGCACAAATGTGTTCAAAGACAAGTAGTGTGCCGTGCTATAAGAGAAATTCTAGGGTAATTTTTTTTTTCAGTGATCACTTTTTATTGGTGGCACAGATGGCACAGTGTTTTTTTGAGCTATTATCGTTGGTATTATTGACTAATAGGTGTGCCAAGGGGGTTGGCACAGGGTGGCACAGTCAAATAAGGGTTGATTTTACTGGGTTTATTGCTTATGTACTCGGCGCGCGAAGCAATTTTTTTATTTTTAAAAACTTTTTTGCCCTAAAATTTCTCTTATAGTATAAGATTCCTATGAAACGTCTAAAAAAATCTAAATATAAATCTGTAGTCATCAAGAAGAAAAGATATTATTTCTACAAAATCACGTGGTTGGATATCACCGGTGACAGCGGGCACGCAGACTTACATTCAGCATTAGGATTCATGCCATCAATAATGGTAACACATGCATACTTATTGAATAAAGATAGTAAAAATGTTAGAACCTTTGCAAGCTATGAAGAGAGTGATGAATTATTCTCTGATAGAAATGTATTTCCGAAAGGATGTATAACTAAAATGGAGAAAATAAAAATATGAAAAAAAAGTTAAAAAAACTAGAACCAGGTGTTATGAAAAGTGTCAGAAAAATGATTAAAAAAGCAAAAGCAACTACAAGAGACAAAGCTAAAGTAAAAAAAAAATAAGTGAATAATAAAAAATTTAGTTATGATGGTAGATCAAGACCTACCAATGATACGTACAAAAAAGAGTTCAATAGAATCTTTAATCCTACATTGACAAAGAATATGCCTAATGTAAAATGGGACCAACTTCCACCAAGGAAAGGACCAGACTCAAATGGAATACAAACCAGTTATAAACAAGTGGGCACTAGTAAAAAAGTTTCCAAGAAAAACATTTAGTAAAGTTTTAAATATAATTAATCAGAATCAGGGCTTGACTCTTTTGGTAATTCTAGTTCTTCTAGTTTTACATCTTCCGGCGTAATATTTATAATTTCTTTATTGTCATTTATGATTTTGTGAAGTCTTTCTTTGATTTCATCTGGGGTCATGTTATCTACATTACCTGTCATAACTAACTTCTGATCTACATATAGTCCACCAGCTTTACCACGTGCAACTTCAGCATTTACTGCTGCACTCCAGGCTTTGTTTTCTAATGCTTGGTTTCTTATCTGTGCTAGTTCTGATATGTGCCTTTCAAAACTAATACCATATTTTTCTTGTATTTCTGATCGCAGTTCTCCTATATACTTGACTACCAATGGAGACACTTTTGGATTTCTTAACTCTGATGCAGCTTGTCTGGGACGTGTTTTGTAACCTGCTTGAAATGCTGCTTCAGCTGGTGAAAGCCTGCCTTCGTTATATACTAATAACTCTGCAAACTTTATTTGTCGTTCTGTTAATTTGGCTGGTACTCCCATAATGTTTGACTTATAACGTAATCTAACGTATCAGTCAATTGTGAGAATAATACTAATATTTATACTGCTATCCGGCTGCGTAAAGGATTATGATTTTAATCCTTGGACAACAGTTTTGAAACAAGTTTATAAGGCTTCGTACGATGAAACCAGAGTCAAAGTTTTGGCAGATTATTAAAAAAAATACACCCAAAATACAGTGGACAAGACTAGAATCTTGGTCCTCTTTTGGTACACCTGATCTGTTGGGATACAATGATAATTGTGGTTTTTTCATGGTTGAAATGAAGATAGCAAGGGGGCCTAAAATAGTGTTTTCACCACACCAAAAACTGTTTCATCAAACCAGAACTAATCGTAACTTTATCATAGTCCAGGAGGCCTCTTCTGGACTAGTAAAACTTTATGAGAGCTCCGCGATCCACGGTCTCCTGACCGATCATCGCGAAACGCCATGCTTGGCGCTTGACGATTGGGACCACATTCAACGCTTGCTGCTTGCAGCTTCACCTAACGCTTGAAGCTTGTTGCTTGTAGCTTGAAGCTTGTCGCTTGCAGCTTGAAGCTTGTCGCTTGCAACTGTTGGCGCACGCCCGCCGCTGTCCGTCGACTGCTTTGGGCTAATGGCCGTCTTCTCTCGAGAAGCTCGTAATTTTTTATAATAATTAGGATGTTTAAATTCGTGCATTAGTGTTTACCATATGAAACTACTTTTACAGCAGGATCCCAGCATTGTCGACAGTCGCCACACTTGCCGCCCTGGCTCGGAGCTGGGCAGCTGGCGTCCTTCAATACTACCATCGAAGAGTTAGGCCAGGTTGTGTTTTCTTGTCCAATCATTGGAGGGGAGAACCTGATCACCAGGTTAGCTGGTGCTCTGTCCAGGTGGTCCTTCACCCACGCTTCGCGCGTCGGCATCCAGTGCTTCGTTGCTGGTGTGAGCTTGCATACTTCAAAAATTTTGTTTAAGTGGTCCAGGTCCTGGACGTCGCCGGCGTCGTGCCATCTGAAATATTTCTGTCTTTGAATTTGTGCAACCATTGCAGCTGTCCAGAGCTCGTTGTTCAGGCTGGCCAGTCTCACGTATTGCGCGGCCTTAATTGCTTTGTATCTTGTGTAGTTACCCTTCAGGGCGTAACACATAGAACAAACTGAATTTTTAATTTTTCTTAATTTAGATCCGGTCTTACACTCCCACGCTGGCAGGCTGTAAGATAGGCCAGGCATTTTTGAGGTTCGAGTCATGGACCCGGTGATTGCTGCTGCTTCTTTTACTTTCATATTATCCTTTCTGTTTACTCTTATATAATCCCATAGTCACCAATTGTCAAGTGCTTGCTGCTTGTAGCTTGAAGCTTTTATTTTTTATAGTTTAGAATGATTTTTAGAATCATTCTAAACTGCGCTTGCAGCTTGACGCTTGTAACTTAATTCATATGAAACCAGCCGCGTTCCGTCGACGTACTAGCGGCCGGCCAAACTCCAGGTCGCTAGGTTTTACCCATGATCGCTAACGTACAGGGAAATGCTAGAAGCAAGATTTGGACGCCCTTGAGCTTTCAAAATTCTTTGATCAGTCACTATGCTACGCGGGGCCTGGAGACTGCCAGTTATCCAGTCTCATCGGGGGCCTATTCCAATAGTCTTCACCCGTGTTCTAGTGTTTATTCTCACAGTCAACAATGACTGATCCCAGAACAGTACTCTTCACACCTGATCATCACTGCAGTTTACAGGCACTAATAATACTGTTCAGGGATCAGGGCAGGTTGTCTGTGTATCCCTGCCGTTAATCCTACCATCTTTTGCCGGTGATGGTCCCGTTAAGTTTTATAGTTTTGAATAGCGATAAAACTTCAAATGAGGCTATGAAAACTACTATATACTATATAATCCCATAAGTCAAGCATTAAATTAAAATAAATTTATTTTTTTTTATTGACTTTAATTTACTTATAATATATAATCCCATAATAACAGAAAGGATAATATGGAAATGGATAAACATTTTACAATAACTTATTATGCAAAGAAGCATAAAAAACATATATCAAGACAAGCTAAATGGGATAGCTTATGTAAATACTTTACAAGTAAGAGTGGCAGTAATTGTATTACATATTTTGATATTGACGCAAATAATTATAGAACTGCAAGTGGCAATTATAAGATAAGATTTTAGTTGACACATGGATTTATATATGTTAGAATGTCCCATAAATAAAACAGAAAGGAAAACAATGATGTACTTAATAATAAGAGAAATAGACTATGACACAATAGACAATAGTTATGATGTCATGGAATATACAACCGACATGGAAAAAGCAAATGATATGGTGCAAGGTTATAGATTAATAAACAAAAGAGAGGACACAACATTTTCAATAGTGAAATATGAAAGTCCTTTATTATTAACAAAAGAGGTAGCATGACAAAAATAAGAATGAACACCGAGTTAAGAAACAAACTCTTTAACAAAATAAAAAATGTCTTTGAGAATGAGGACACACAGGAAAGAGAGGCATACTTACAGGCAAGAGAAGATGTTGATAAACATTATGTTGTTGCACATCAACTTGCAAAAGAAGTTGTTGAAAGAGCATATCCACCAGAAGATGTTGCAGTATTAAGACAATTCAAAAAGAAATATGGAAGTCCTTGTGATGTTGTTGCAAAAGATAAATGTTTTTACTTTGCACACAATGAGGGTGTTGATGATGAGGGCGAACCAAAAGAAGTTAAATCACACTTTGATTTTGGTTTGTTTGGCAATCTAAATGGTAGTGAGTATAGTAGTGATGAGGGCAAAAAGTTTGCAGTTGCATATTTTAGAGAAGAACTAAAAGCAAAAGATTGCAACCCAGATATCTATGCTCAACAAAATGAAAACAAAGACAACCCACACAAAACAAAGCATGTTGAAGAATGTATGAAAGCACTTGGACATAGTGGTAGTAGTTATGGAAGTAGTGATAATAATATTGGTATGACAAAAGAGTTTGACAATCCATACTATCTTGATGTTATTGGAACTTCTTATTGTCGTTCAAGAGCAATCGCTTGTACTAAAGATGAGTACACCGAGTTTGAAAACTTTAGAATTGCAAAAGGCAATCTAGTTTCCAAACATCAAACTTGGATTGATACAATTCAAAAACAATGCGACCAATTAAAAATTGGATTGAAAGCATACAGGTATTTGAGTGAGGGTATTGAACTTGCAACTGAACTTGGAATACAAGTTGATGAGGCAGAGTTAATTAGAACTAACTCAACAGGATTAACTATCTACAATCCTAGCAACCTTGCAAGTATGATTAAGGGCATGAAGAATAAACATCAATCAAGAGAGGCAAAAATATTGGCTAGAAAACAATATGAAGAAAGTATAAATTAACACTTGACAAATGTATGGGATTAATATATAATCCCATACATAATAAACAGAAAGGATAATATGAACGCAGAACTAATAGCAAGATTATTAATGGTACTAGTTGGATTTGTACTAGCACTATTGGGTGTAATTGTTTTTGTACACTCAAACGACCACGCATTAATGGGAATACTAATTTCTTTTTCTGGTGTGGTTTCAATGTTTGGGGGGTTACCAACATATGAGTAGACTTTGTCAAGGACCAGAGTGCCATACTTATGATACAACCGACAGGAAACGAGGACCAAAAGGAAACAAAAGAAATCAGACTAGAACTATTGGAACTTATGCATATGGCAATCAAAACTTTTGCACATTGAATTGTCAAAATGATTGGTGGGCTTTACATGGTAATCAAGCAGTGGACCACTTTGGTAGATTGTTTCAACCCAAAGTATTAACTGCTGAAAATGGTTGGCGACGAGTGTACAACCGAGCGAGGTGGGACGATAACAACGCACCACAATACATTGAACGCAATATGTTAACAGGGGAAGAAAGACCATATGAAGAAAGGGGTTGACATTATATAGATTATAATATATAATCCCATACATAACAGAAAGGATAACATGAAAACAATTAAATATAATAACAAGACTTACATAATACCAAAACCATTCGACCAATGTTTCTTTGGCGATGAGCCAACGAAGATGATGACGATTGGCAATAGGTTTAATGATGAGAGTGGACCAGGTCAGTTTGCTAAACTACCGGCGTTCGCTGTTGCAATATACGATACAATCATTGGTTGTGAAGCGACCGAGGATTATAACAATATGCAAAAAGGTTTGACGTGGTTTCAGC